GCCTTTTCCGACTGCGCGGAAAATTCAGACTTAATATCCCCATTGTGAGGTGAATCAAGTGACAGCGGAGGCATGGAAACGAAAGATCAGGAATCAGGCGGTGGCCGTCGGTACTTATCGCTCTGCGTTCAGCTCCGCTGTTGACGCGCTGAGCAAAGTGCTGGAGCAGCGTGACCTGGCTTACCAACAGTTTCTGGATGAAGGCGGCCAGTTTGTGGTTGAACGGATCTCCGACCGTGGTGCCGTGAACTCTGCGAAGAATCCGCTGCTGCAAACGTGGATGGATCTGAACGCCCAGGCACTTGCCTATTGGAAGGAGTTAGGGCTTACGGCTGCTGGCCTGAAGAAGATCGACGAGGAAGCCATGAAGCCGAAGAGGCGGAACACGCTGGACAAGGTGCTGATGGAACTTGCCTAGAAAATCATACAAGGCCCAGGCCCTGGCCTACGTTGACAGCGTGCTGACCGGGAAGAGGCACGCGGGCGCGGATGAGATCGCGGCCTGCAAGCGCTTCTTGGCGGACTGTGAGCGGGATGACCTGGAGCTGCGGACAAAGGACCCGGATTTCGTTATCGGCATCATCGAGCGGACGATGGTCCACCGGCAGGGCGAGACGCTCGATGGCACGCCGCTGGCCGGAACGCCGTTCCTGCTCCAGCCTTGGCAGATGTTCTGCGTGTATAACCTGGTGGGCTTCTACTTCAGGGGCACTCAGGAGCGACGGTATAAAGAGGGATTTATTTACGTCCCCAGAAAGAACGGCAAGACCTCATTTATCGGAGGTCTTGCCTTTGCTTTGGCCCTGCTGGAACGCCGCAGCGGCGCCCGGATCTACATCGTAGCGGCCAGCCTGAAGCAGGCGCAGCAGGCGTTCGACTTCATCCTGTACTCCCTGCGGGCGTCCGGGATGATCGAGGGCTTCCGCGTCCGGGACAACAATTCCGAGCATTCCATCCGGTACGAGTTCACCGACGATGAAGGCCGCCCTGCCGGTAGCATCGACATTGAGGCCCTGGCGGCGAATCCCGAAGCGCAGGATTCCTTTAACTGCAACATCGCTATCGCGGACGAGATCCAGGCTATGAAGTCCCCGGCACAGTACAACCGGTTAAAGGAGGCCATGAAGGCGTACACAAATAAGCTCATGCTGGGGATCACTACCGCAGGGGATAACGCCAACAGTTTCTGCTACCAGCGCATGGAATACGCCCACAAGGTCGTGTCCGGTTTGATCACCGACGATTCCTTTTTTGCTTACCTATGCCGGGCAGATCAGAGCGAAAGCGGCGACGTGAACTATCTGGATCCCGTCCAGCACGAGAAGGCGAATCCCAGCTACGGCGTGACCATCCGCCCGCAGGACATCATGAACGACGCGCTTCAGGCGCAGAACGACCCGCAGCAGCGCAAGGACTTCCTGAGCCGGTCGCTGAACGTCTACACATCCGCCATGCGGGCCTGGTTCGACATCGAGGAATTTCGTCGGTCGGACACCCTGTATTCCTGGAGCCTGGACGAGCTGGCCCGGCTGCCTATCGACTGGTACGGCGGCGCCGACCTGTCCAGGATGTACGACCTGACGGCCGCCGCTCTGGTGGGGAACTACCAGGGCGTGGATATTATCATTACGCACGCGTTCTTCCCGATCTCGCAGGCGGCGAAGAAGGCCGACGAGGACAACATCCCGCTGTTCGGCTGGGCGGACGACGGATGGCTGACGATGTGCAACAGCCCGACCGTGAACGCCGCCGATGTGGTTACCTGGTTCCAAGATATGCGGCGCCGCGGCTTCAAAATCCGCCGTGTGGGGCATGACCGGAAGTTCGCCGGTGAGGAATACTTCCCGCTCATGAAGCGGGCGGGCTTCAACGTGGTGGATCAGCCGCAATACTTTTACCTGAAGTCCCAGGGCTTCCGCCACATTGAGAAGGCGGCGAAGGACGGGAATCTGTACTATCTGCATTCCAGTGCTTATGAATATTGCGTTTCCAACGTCCGCGCCGTCGAGAAGACCGACGACGCGGTTCAGTATGAAAAAATCCAGCCGCAGCAGCGTATAGACCTGTTTGATGCGTCGGTATTCGCCGTGGTGCAGATGGTCGCTGCTGAAGACAAATCTCGCAAGGCACGGGCCTGGTGGGGTGAGGAGGAATCCACATGAGCAAGAGAAAGACGAAGGGCGGCCCGGCTCCCAGGGACCGGCCCATGGAGAAGCGCAGTCTGGTGTGGTACGGCAGCTGGCCTGACGAGGACACACTGGCCTGCGCCGGATATACGACCCTGGCGCACAATCCCGAAGTGGTGACGGCGGTGGACACCATCGCCCGGCTGATCGGCGCCATGACCATCCACCTGATGCAGAACACGCCGGAGGGTGACGTCCGCGTCAGGAACGGCCTGAGCCGCATCGTGGATGTGCAGCCGAACCGGTACATGACCCGCTCCAACTTCGTGCGCTGGATCGTGCGCACGATGCTGCTGGAGGGCAACGGCAATGCCGTGGTGATGCCCGTCACCGGCGGTGGATATCTGGCCGAGCTGGTGCCGATCCCGCCCGCGTACACCGCATTCGTACCGACGGGCCTGTGGGACTACCGGATCGCCATCAACGGGGATCAGTTCAACCCGGACGACCTGCTGCACTTCGCGGCGAATCCCGGAGATCTGTACCCGTGGCTGGGTACCGGTTACCGCGTGGCGCTCAGCAGCGTGGCGGACAATCTGAAGCAGGCGGCCAAGACGGAAAAAGGCTTTATGGCCTCTAAGTGGAAGCCCAGCCTGATCGTGAAGGTGGACGCCCTGACGGACGAGTTCTCCAGCCCTGCCGGGCGGAAGAAACTGCTGGAGAGCTACGCCATGAGCGGGGAAGCCGGTGAGCCGTGGCTGATCCCGGCGGAGCAGTTTTCCGTGGAGCAGGTGAAGCCGCTGACGCTGAGCGACCTGGCCCTGGAATCTTTCGTAAAACTGGACAAGCAGACGGTGGCCTCCATCCTGGGAGTGCCGCCGTTCGTTTTGGGCGTCGGTGAGTTCAAGCGTGACGCCTGGAACAGCTTTATTTCTACCACGATCATGCCCATCGCGCAGAACATCCAGCAGGAGCTGACGCGGAAGCTGCTTTACAGCCCGGAGCTTTACTTCCGGTTCAATCCGCGGTCGCTCATGAACTACGAACTGGATGAGCTTGTGAAGGCGGGCGCGGAGATGGTGGACCGGATCGCCATGCGCCGGAACGAGTGGCGGGACTGGATGGGTTTGCCGCCTGATCCGGAGATGGAAGAGCTGATCGCCCTGGAGAACTATCTCCCGGCGGACCGGCTGGGCGATCAGAAGAAACTGGACGGAGGAGGTGAGAGCGAATGATGTGGAAACGGACCGCGATTCTGGCACCGGGCGAGTTTGAGACCCGTGACACCGACGAGGGGAAGCGGATTGAGGGTTATTTTGCCAAGTTCGGTACCCGCTACGAACTGTGGGACGGCGCGGCGGAGACTGTTGACCCCGGCGCATTTAACCTGGCGAGGGATACCGACGTGCGCGTCCTGGTGAATCACGACACCACGCTGGTGCTGGGCAGGACGACTGCGGGAACGGCGACGCTGCGCGTGGACGACGTGGGCCTGTGGGGATCCGTACTGATCAACGAGAAGGATCAGGACGCGCTGAACTGCTGGGCACGAACCGAGCGGCGAGACGTTACGCAGTGTTCCTTCGGCTTTGACGTGCTGGAGGAGCTGACCGAGTATGGGCCGAACGGGTCAGTCGTTTGGCACCTCCGAGATGTCAAGCTGTACGAGGTTTCCGTCTGCACGTTCCCGGCCTACGAGGACACGAACGTGCAGGCGCGGAGGAAGGAGCTTGATCATGAGATCAAGCGCAAACGCGAAGCCTGGGCAGCTGCTACGCTGGCCCGGCTGAAAGGAGAGAAGACGTAACAATGGCACTCAAAGTCATTATGCTCAGGAAGAGCATCGAAAAGAAGCAGGCCGAACTGGAGGCCCTGCGGGAGAAGGACGCCGAGTTCCAGACCCGCGAGGCCGACCTGGAGGCCGCCATCGCGGAGGCGCAGACTGACGAAGAGCAGGCTGCCGTCACCGAGCAGGTGGAGGCGTTCGACGCCGAACACGGCGCCCATGAGGCCGCGAAGGACGGCCTGACCAGGGAGATCGAGGCCCTGGAAAATGAACTGGCGGAAGAGGAGCGGAAGCAGAAAGTTCCCGCCCCCGCTGCGGGCAAGACGCCCGAAGAAAGGAGAGAGTATACCCCCATGCAGAAGATCAACATTCGCGCCCTGCCCGTCGGCCAGCGGGCCTTTGAGGCTCTGCCCGTGGAGCAGCGCAACGCCATCCTGGCCCAGGAGGACGTCAAGCAGTTCCTGACCCAGCTGCGCAGCATGAAGGGTCAGACCCGCGCCATCTCCGGCGGCGATCTCACCATCCCCGTGGTGTTCCTTGACCTGATCGCTGAAAATATGTTCCGCTATTCCAAGCTCATGAACCGCGTCCGCATCCGTGAGGTCGCCGGGCAGGCCCGTCAGACCATCGCTGGCACCGTGCCCGAAGCGGTCTGGACCGAGATGTGCGGCAACCTGAACGAGCTGACCTTCCAGTTCAATCAGGTCACCCTGGACGGCTACAAGGTCGGCGGCTTCATCCCTGTCTGCAACGCCCTCCTGGAGGACAACGACGTCAACCTGGCCAGCTGGATCATCGAGATGATGAGCGAGAGCATCGGCCTTGCGAAGGATAAGGCCATCCTCTACGGCAAGGGCAGCGCCTATAAGATGCCCATGGGCATCGTGACCCGCCTGGCCCAGGAGAGCCAGCCCGCCGATTATCCCGCCAATGCTCCCACCTGGGTGGATCTCCACACCAGCAATATTAAGAGCATTTCCGCCGATCTGACCGGCGCCGCTTTCTGGGCCGCGCTCATGCAGGCCAGCGCCGCGACCTTCACCAAATACAACAGGGGCAACATGTTCTGGGCGATGAACAGCAAGACCTACGCCCTGCTGAAGTCCAAGGCGATCACCTTCACCGCCTCCGGCGACGTGGTGGCCAACATCTTCGGCTTCCTGCCCATCGTGACCGGCGACATTGACATCCTGGAGTTCATGCCCGACAACGACATCGTGGGCGGCTACGGCGATCTGTATCTCTGGGCGCAGCGCTCTGGCATGACCATCGGCATGGATGACGTGGGCTACACCAACCGCGTCCAGGATCAGACCCTGTTCTTCGGTAAGGAGCGTGCCGACGGCGTGCCCGTCATCGCGGGCGCCTTCGTGGCCATCAACATCGCGGGCAGCACTCCCACCAAGACCATGACCTTCGCGGGCGACGGCGCCAACACCGTCAGCGGCATCTTCCTTCCCTCCGCCGCTTCCGTGGCCGGCACCGGCACCATTCAGCTGCACGCTGTCCTCCAGCCCTATGGCGTTGAGGGCACCGTCACCTGGGCTTCCGCCACCACCAGCAAGGCCACCGTGTCCAGCACCGGCCTCGTGACCGGCGTCAGCTCCGGCTCCAGCGTGATCAGCGCCACCTGCAACGGCTACACCGCCAACTGCACCGTGACCGTGACCTGATGAAGACCCTGATCGCCATCCCCTGTGGCGATACCTGCCCCACCGACTTTCTCCGGTCTCTCCTGAGCTTGGAGATCGTCGGTGAGGCGCAGTTTACGTTCGCCCAGGGCAGCCTGGTGTACGACGCCAGGAACAAGCTGTGCAGCATTGCCATGGACGGCGACTTTGACCGCGTGCTGTGGCTGGATTCCGATATGGTTTTCCCGCGTGACCTGATGCGCCGGTTCTCCGGCCATCTGGACGCAGGGAAGGAGATGGTCTGCGGGGCTTATGCCAGCCGCAAGCCGCCCATCCAACCGGTGGTTTATGAGGACTTCGGATTCCGGGACGCGCAGCCCTGGCCGGAGCCGTATACCACGCCGGTGAAGGAGCCGCTGCCCGCGGAGATGTTTCGCGTGGCCGGTTGCGGATTCGGCGCGGTCATGCTGACGGTGGACCTGCTGCGGCGGGTGCATGGCAAGTTCGGCCTGCCGTTCTCGCCCGCCGTGGGATTTGGCGAGGATCTGAGTTTCTGCATTCGGGCGAAGGAAGTGGGCGCGGAGATCTGGTGCGATCCCGGCGTGGAGCTGGGGCACATCGGCGTGGCGTACTATCGCCTGGACGAAAAGTAAGGAGGAACCGTTATGACCGATGCTCAGCTGAAGACCGCGCTGAAGACCGATCTGGGGATCACCGGCAGCGGCTACGACACGCGGCTGGATCAGGTGATCGCGTCGGCCAAGGCGGCCATCGCCAGGGAGGGCGCGTCGCTTGACCTGACGAATTATGAAGATTGCCAGATCGTCATCATGTATGCGGGCTGGCTGTGGCGCAGGCGCGACACCATGGAGGGTATGCCCCGAATGCTGCGCTGGGCGCTGAATAACAAGGTGTTCTCCGGAAAGATGGTGACGGTGGATGATGCTTGACGCTACGGCAAAGCTGATCGCCGTTACCTACTCCGGCACCCTGGGGACCATGACGCGCACCGAGACGCCGACGACCATCTTCTGCCAGGTCGGCAGTGTGAACCGGACGGAGTATTACGCGGCCTATAATTCCGGATTTAAGCCGGAGTACCGCGTGACGACGGATCCGGTGAACTATTCCGGCCAGGGCATCATCGACCTGGATCTGGCGGAAGGCACCGTCCGCTGCGACATCTACCGCACCTACCGCAAGAGCCTGGACGTGCTGGAGCTGTGGTGTGTGAAGAAAAACGCGGCGGCGGAGCAGGTTTTCACGCTGTGGACCGGCGAAAAACGGGTGGTGCTGTTCGGCGCCTACCTGACCGGCAGCGACGGCGCGGAGCGGACGGACACCGGCAAGGTGGCCACGGACACCGTGACCCTGGTGCTGCCTCAGACGCTGCAAGCCTACTGCGG